ATTTGATCTAAATATGCGTCGTTGTAAAGTGATGATGATACGCCAAGAACAGATCGCAGCTGTGTGGCTGTGATAATTGACGGCATATCTACTCCTTTAATGAGAGGTGAGCGCTCGGGAGAACACGCCCACCCCTCGATCTAGTTTGTGTTACTTATCAGGTTAGGTTGAACCAGTTTGCGCCAGCAGCGATCTTGGTTGCTAGTGCGCCATATCCGTAGTATGAAACCTCGATCTGACCATTTAGGGCAACGTTGGTTTGTAGGCGAATACGTGGAGATTCGTACCAGGTGTAAGCGTCTGGGTTTACTACGACCATTGAATAGTCAGCAGTACCAACACCGCCTGAACCTGTGAAGTTACGATCTACATACAGATCCAAACCTAATACGTTTCCGCGTAGGCTTGTTGGGCTTACAGCGCCAGCAGCGTTTTGTGGCTGTGAAGCTGTGTAGATTGGACGACCTGCGTCGTTGTATCCCATAATGTTTGCCCATTGGTCAGGTGTGACTACCAAGTTACGAGCAAAGCCAAGAGAAGCTGCATAAACGGCAGCTGAGGCACTTGCTACATAAGCAACAATACCTTCTTTGTCATTGTCTTGAGCGCTTGCGTTTAGAGTTCCGTCAATTTGGATCTTGTTTGCTACGAAAGCGTCTGTGGCTTTTGCATATGCAAACTCCATTTGCTTTACCAATTCAGTAAAGAATACTGGGTTTGAGCGATCTAGTAATTCTACTGAGAAAGTCTGTCCACCTGCATACTTGTTTACGTTTACAGTTATGAAAGAGTTTGTCATACCTGTTTCGCTGATTGGATCAGCTTCGTTTACATCTGCAACAGTTGGAACTGCTGTGATCTTTGGAATCTCAAAGCTCATACCTGCGTCAGGTAATGCGCCACGAGAGATTGCGTCGATCATTGGACGATCAGCGTTTGATAGAGGGTTAATAATCTCTGTTAGCTGACGTGTTGGGATTAAACCAGCGTTATTGCTTGTGGTGTCATCAGCGAACGCTACAAATTGGCGAGAATCCTCGTTACCCAACTTTGCGCGTACTGAGTGTTCCAAGTATGTAGCTTTGTCCACGATTGGAGAGCGTGGGCGGGTGTAAGTCAAAGGCTGAGCAACTGGAGCTGCTGCCTTAACTTCTGCTGCCTCTACCGATACCTCAGTATCAGCGGCAACTTCTGGAGTATCGATCATTTCTGACCCTTCCTTTTCTGTGTTTGGATCATCTGAGGCAGCGACCTCAGAAACTCTTGCGCTGTCGATTGCAGGGCTTTCAACTAGCGAAACTTCAACTAACGTGCTGGCAGTAATTACCATTACACCGTCTTTAGCAGACCACTTATCTACGTCAATACCGACACTAAATCCGTCGCGTAGTCCTTCGGCTGCTTCCACTAACGCGTCAGATCCGGCGCTAGTCTTTCCGATCTTAAATACTGCGTCAATACCTGTTTCGGTTTCGTTGTATTCCATTACTTTACCGATTGGGCGTGAGCGATCGTGTTCTAAAAATAATTTTACGTTTTTTAAAGCTATCGAGTTAGCAGCAAACTTTGTGCGTCCTGCTGACGTGTTGCCTTCCTCGTTCCAGGTAACGATCGTGCCTGATATTGTGCGTGAGTCACTATCGGCAGCTGTGACTGCTACTGGCATTGTTAATTTCATAATACTAGATCCTCTGCTCTGCGTATTTCATCAACTGATAGAACACCTATTCGGTTTAGTACCTCATAGACTTGGGCGCGCTCTAATGGGTTACCACGCAAGAAGTCATCTAGCGCATATCTGACTGTCTGCGTTTGTGGCGTAAAGTCTGGCTGATCTAAACGCTGTTCGATCTGTGTAAGTATTGGGCGAAGACTAAAATCAACCAAAGCGCGACGCTCTGAAGTAACATTTGAGTAAGTCATTGAGTTAGTGTCTGCTGAAACGTACCAAGCAGGTATGTTCATAAGTCTAGCGATCTCAGTTGCAAGATATTGGCGTGCTTCGGTAAGTTGCAAAGACTTAGGATCAAAGCCAACTGACGTCATTTCAATATCTGCATTAAGAAACGCTGTGCCGCGAGTTTGACGTGACTGTTTCCAGGCTTCAAGTAATTTGCTAATGCGCTCAGCTGGTAAATTAGCGCCAGTTGACTTAAGCGCAATAGTAGGTGTTGGCTCTAGTGCAAAATTGTATGCAGCCTTTTCTAATTCTAGGGCTGTCTTAATTGTGCGACCACCTCGGGTCAAGATACCCTCGTCACCACTAAAGACGACGAGCGATCCAACTCCTTGAGTAGGTAACTTGCCTACTAAATCTAAATCGTATGCAACGATCTCTGTACCTTGAGCGTTTAACTCAGGCACTACTCTGATTGGGTCAATGCGAGTCCAAGACTTAATACGGTTTGGATATTCCTCGTACACTTCAAGCACTTGACCATAAGCAACACCGTAAAAAATTAAATCCTCAACGAGTAATCTGTAAATTGTTTGTCCAGGCACTCTAGGATCAGGCTGGTTAATAACTTTAGGTGGCATTAGTACAGATCCGTCAATGCGTGATCGTACTTCTAGCGGAATAGAGCTGATAGTCCCGGCAATTATGTTTTTGGCTCTAGCAACTGCTGGTACTTGGACTGCAAGATCACGACTAATAGTCGGAGCTAGTCCGTAATTGAATACTGCTTGCTGAATTAGATTTGCAGGCGCAAGAGCTGCCACTAAATCGGCAGTTGATTGACTGTCAATATGTGACATAGTTTGAGTGGCCTTAAAGGCATCAAGGAATCCCATTGTAAGAGATTGTAACATAGTGAAAGCGATTACACCACAACAATATCTATGTCTGAGTATTGGCGTGTCGCAACAGACACGACCATAGCAGTAGCAACCGCAGCTGTGACGTTTTCATTACTTGCTCGCCTGCCAATAATCCAGCCACCGTCAGCAAAGTTAATCCTGGCACTTGAAGCAATATGACGATTAAGCACTTGCTGGTCACCGTGTCTTAATCTGCCAGCTTCCATAGCGTTAAGTAACTGATCGCAGGCTAAAGCGAAGTCGCGTCCGTCAATAGCCTTAGCCAATATGCCACCGGCATTAAGGCGACTAGCTACGGCACTACCTGTATTTTTACTAAACTGAATCTCGGTTACGTCATAAGCCCTGCACCAGTCAGCTACCCCGTTAGCCATTTCAAGATCGTCGATACTTGTTTCAGACTTCCACTCTTGCACTAAACCGACTGCTATCTTGCCGTCATCTAAGACTTGAGCGCCTACTAGAGCTGCGTGATTTCGTCTAGGCGTAATGTCGAAGGCAAAGTAAGTAGGTTTGCCAGGCTCTAGCGATAGTTCAAGATCAGCGCAATTAGTCCAGGCAGCAGGTGACCAAGGTGACTGCAAAGTTTCAACAAACTGGCAAAGACACTCAGTACGCACGACCGCTTCGGGTTCGTTTTTTGTAGCCATTAGGTTATCTATGTGAATTGTGCGACCCAGGGCAGGATTAGCAGATTGCCACGCGCTCATATCGTCCAAACTGCAACCCATAGGAGCTGACCACTCAAGCCAAAGCAAAGAATCTTTAGCACCTGCCATTGTTGCCATACCGCGTTCACGTAATTGGTTAAGCACGATCGAGGTAGAGTCACCTGCGTTACTAAAGCCCATAAGCATTGGGTTTGTAGCTGCTAATTGAGTTTTTGTAATTGCAGACCAAGCAGCATAGTCTTTATGTTCCCGTAATTCGTCTAAGTAGATTGTTTCAGCTCCAGCATAACCTCGACCAGCTGAGTTATTGGCGACTACCTTGAACCTAGCGCCCGATAGCATTTGTATTTCTTCTTGCCCATTGGCTCGACGCAGCTTCTTGACCTGTTTGGCTAAGTGATCGTAATTCTCAAACAATTCTACTACCTGGTTAAAGTGTTCTAGCGATACTGCCAACTTATGAGCTGAGAGGATTTGCAACTTCTCGCCCCACTCAGTTAAACCAAGCGCTATTCGTAATCTCATTAGGTGCGACTTGCCATTTTGCCTAGATACCAAAGCAACTACCTGACTATTAGCCCAGCGACCGTCAGGCTTAATCCTATGTGCCTCAGTTGCCACTAATTCTTGCCAAGGCATTAACGGCATATCCAAACTATTAGCAAAGTCGATCAGCTCTTGCCCCTTTGTAGGTAGATCGTCTGTAAAGGGTGTGTGAAGCCTTGGTTTTGTTTGTCCTAATAGCACTTCGCTCGTACTACTAGGCACCGTCAGGCTTCGATCGGTTTCTTTAGGCATTTAACGGATCTTAGTCCGGTTGCTTAAACGGCGAAGGAACGCGCTCAGTTTGATTTGGGGGTAAAAAAGAAAGGGGGGGTCGTGGGTGTCCTTTACTCCTAAAAAAAGCCCCAGGGGCTGTTGTACGGTCTTTCTTGCCACTATTACAGG